TACTACTCGGTACTATTATTATTGACTACATGAGGTTGTTAACGATAACTCTCCGGTAGTACTTGTTGGTAGTGGTTGAAACACGACCATTGCCCTTGTAAAGACCCTCGGCGAATGGGTTTGCAACCATTCCGTAACGAGTCTTGAAGCCAATCTTTGGCTGGAAGCTTGACTGGTCGACTGCACGAACCATCTGGAGTGGAACGTATGGGCAGTAGAACAGGCCTGCATCGAATGCAGAAGAGCCCTTATAGCCAACGACGAGGTAGTTACCACCTAGTGCATATGGATCAATGTAGACGCGAATGCGGCCATTGAGCACACCAGCAAAGGTGTTACCTGTGTCATCAACCTGAAGGTTGTTTGCATTTAGAGCAGGAGCGTAGTCGAGAACACCGGCCATCTGTAGTGCAGAAGCAACGTCTGACGAACAGATGAGGATGTTACCCTTGCCACGACGGGTCTGCTTGGCAATTTGGTTAGCTTCACGTTCGAGCTGGAACATTAGACCCTTGAACTTTTCAACAGACCAACGGCCGTTTGAATCGGTGTCAAGGTCAAATACGCCGGCTGTAGTTGTGTTTTCTTGAGCACCAGCTTCAGCAGTGATGTTGATTGTACGAACAACTTCACGGTTGATTTCAGCAAGAATTTCTGCTGAAAGAATGTTGGCTAGCTCGGTTTCGGCATCGAGACCGTGAATGGCCTTGAGGTCCTGAGCTAGTTCCATTGAGTACTCAGCCTTTAGGGCACGTGACTTTGCGGTCACGGTGACCTTTTCGATGGACATTGCCATCTGACTAAACTCTGTGTTCTGGTAGGTGCCAAGGGCTTCTGCCTGGGCAGTTGACATACCAAAACCAGTGTTATAGTTGGCAGTGTTGACTAGTGGAGTGGTGTTTGTCTGGCCAGGAATGGTACCAGTAAACTGCTGACCAAATGTTGAGTTGCCTGCAACAACGGTTGAGAAAGCAGTGTTGACTTCGTTGTAGAAGGTTTCGTTGTCTTGGTTGCCTTGACCGTAACCACCACCGGTGTTTGCCATGGTGTTGTACTTGGAACGCATTGCAAAGATTAGGCCTGTTGGACCAGTCATTGGCTGAACGCCGCAGATATCATATGCAATGAGGTTTGGCATTGCACGACGAACCAGTGAAATTAGAACTGGATCGAAAGTGTCAACACCACCTTGGCCGGCAGTAGAGCTTGAACCACCCATAAAGTTGGTTGGAATCTGAGAAGCTGTTGAAGCCTGTTCAGTTTCAACGAGAGTTTGGAACATACCATGAGCAGCAGACTCACGGAGTGCACGTTCTGTATTTTCTAGAACAACTGCAGTAACACCACGACGGTGTGAATCCTTAATTGGTTCTAGATCTGCGTGGTCTAGTACTGGTGACCACTTCTTTTGAATTTCCTCAGCTAGTAGCATTATAGTCTCCCTTGTCCTTTGATTGAGAGTTGATTAAATTATTTCTTAAACTTTACAGTCCGTGCAATTGCATCAGCATAACGATTGACTGATGGATCGTATACGGGCTGCTTTGGAGCCTGTTCAGTTTCAAATGATTCTTCTTGAATATTTGACTGAGCTGGCTTCTTTTCTGCGAAGTAGTTTTCCTTCACGACGGTGAGCTTCTTTGAATAGTTTTCAAGATCACCATCAAAATCAACACCTTCACTTAGTGACTTAAACTTTTCACGCTGTGTTAGTGTTAGATTGTCTGCAAGTGACTCAAAGATTTCTTTTCTCTTTGATTCAAGAACTTCGGTCTTGAGTGTTGCATTTTCATTGATAACTGAATCCAGATTGACTTCAAGTTCTTCAACCTTCTGAGCTAGTGACTCAAGAACGTCAACCTTGTCTTCTGGAACAGCAATGTAATGGTCGGCAAATAGCTTTTGTAGACCATCAATGAATTCTGACATTAGTTCGTTGCGGAGAGTGGATTCAATAGCAACTTCGTTCTCTGTCATCCAGTTCTCAACAACATACTCGAGGTATGAATCAACCTTTTGAGTAAGTTCAGTATTAACTTGTTCGATAGCTTCTGTAAGCTGGGTTTCAAACTGTTCTTCAAGACGAGTCTGTTCTAGACCAATACGAGCCTGTACAGCTGCTTCAAAAAGAGTCGATACTCTCTGCTTTGCATCTTCAGAAAGATCTTGACCACTGAACATCTTTGCAAGGTCTTCCTTAACATCGAGCTTTGGAGTTGGATCCTTGCGATCAGGACCAGCAGTACCAGCAGCTGATGGCTTTGCATCAATAGTGGACTTATTCTTTTCAGAATTGTCACCAACGCCGTAGTCCTTGTTAGGACCAAACTGAGCCATAGTGTCATTAAACCACTTAACTAGATCTTCTTGCTTTGCTGCATTGACAGCGCCAATGACATTAGCAATCATTTCGATCTTTGACTTTGGATCATCTACTGGATTAGAAGCAGGCTTCAGAGAGTCAGATGCTGTGGTTTCATTCAGCTCACTGTTGTTAACTACTTCTTCGGTCTTCTTTTTAGTTGCCATTTGAAAGGTCTCCCTTTGTAAATTTAAAGTATTTATATAAATGTTTAGTAAATTGGATTCTCAATAATCGATGACATCAAAATAGTAAAATCCAATTATTAGTTAGTCCCATAAAAGTAAGTATTTAAGTAAACAACGTCTTAAACTTACTAATTACTTTGATCTCGTCGTGGCGGATGATGTATCAAAGACTGCATAAAAACCATAACACTAATATGT